TACAAAGGCCAAAGACACCGCGTTTGATTACTTCTCTTTATTTGAGAGTTTTAACGGATATTATAATTATGTAACATCCGATGTCACGAAATATCCAAGTGAGGCTGGAGTACCTGAGGTCTGGGAGGACATGAAAAAAGTAAATCATAGCGATGTGATCAGGAGAGGAACTGTTTTTTCTAAGGGAGTTCAATACAATTTTTCAGAAAGTTTAGATGGTTATAGGTTTATGAATATTCTAAGGTACGAACATTCTACTGATACTAATGATACCTCGATTGAGGTTATAAAAAATGAAAAGTGGGAGACTTTAGTTATATTTACGACAATAAAAACCAAAGCAAATGTTATACCTGAATATGGTTTAACAAAAGGCCATATGTATTCTGTAGATGATATTACAACGTACAATGTAGATAACAATATAGGAGGGGCCTTGACACTTAGCGTGACGACTGGCGGAGCTGGCTTTACTAATACAGGAGGCTCGGGTTCAAGTGCTCTTGCCACTACGGCAACGGGCGCTAGCACAGGTACTGGAGCTCAGGTTGTTATAATAGCAGTAGGAAATGCAGTGACCGCCGCAGTAACCGGCGGAGCTGGGTCTGTGGGATCTAATTATAAAGTTGATGATATACTTTCTGTTTCAGATGCCACAAGTAATACCCCTGCAACGCTTACCGTAGAGTCTACATCAGGATCAGATGCAGGATTAAACCCTACGATACCTGCTGGATATTCTTCATATGGAGACACATCAAGTGCAGCATACATTAAACCCCCACTAACACTGGTCGACACTCCAATAAAATCGACGTTTAACTATGTCGGATCTACATGGCCGTCTCCTACTTCACCTGGCGATTCTGTAATTTTGAACGCATCCACAGAATCAATACTAGCAGGAGATGCTAGATTTAACTCTCAAATCATTAAGAATAGTATTGGCGAGTACCCATATATTATCTTTAAGGTTCCTAGTAATGCAACACGATATGCTGCAAAAATACTTGATGTTATTAGCAACACCTCACTTCTCTTAGATGGTTACCCAGTTGGGCTTACATACGTTGGAGGTGAAGGAGTGTTTACTCTAGATAGTACACCATACACATTAATACCCTCAAATCAACATGATGACTTTGAATTGTCATTACATGACGGCGGATTAAGCGGGTTTAGGGGTTTATTTGATAGTGTTTGCGTAGGTTCAGTTGCTAAAAGATTTAGAGAAAATATTGGAATTTCTTATACAACAGTTGATTTAAATGGATCCTCCCTACAAAAAGGACCAAGAATTAAAATAATACGACCATACAGCATCACTAAGGCTTCAGAAAAAAGAGCAGTTGGAGACACTGATAAACCAAGCGCGTTTGCTTTAACTGCAGGATCTGTTGGTTATAATATAGTAGACAAGGAGATTAAATACATTACAAGATTACATAGATATAGCGGTGATTATAATCCTGCTGTTAAAAATATAATATCATTTGACTCAATATACAACCAACATAAATTAGATTATGGAGGAAGCCCAACCGACACTGCAAAAAAAGAAGCTCTTATTTATGGAAAGTTTAATGGATTAGGTATTGCTTTTGAGTCTTATAAAAATTGCATAGAAGATTATGGGATAATTAAAAACTTCTATTATCATAAGGTTAATGAGGATACAGAGTTGGATATAATAAAACTGTCAGATTCTAGCGATAAACTTCCGCTATACCCTTCAATTGGTGAGATCGCCATTGATAGAACAGACTTAAATATATTAGACTCTAAATATAGCGAAAGTTTCTTTAAAAGAGGTTTAATTGGACTTGGTAATGAAAATGCCCACGGAACTAAAAGCGCAGAGGAGGTTAAGGCTTTTATGGCATCGACTATCATGAAGGTAAATGACATATATAATATTGATACCTTTGGAACTGCTAAACAAAACGCAAGTCTTGACAGTTTAAACACAACATATGAAGACGATTTAAACAAGGCAAGCATACATTTCTTTGAAGACGAATATAGAATCTTCGCTGATTTTTACCTAACAGACGCACTAAGAGAAACTTTAATTACGGATGGCATATCACATAAGTTTTCTGAAAATATTGATGCCAGTAAATCCTATGGTGATACGACAACGTTGGATGATGACATATCAGAGTATGTAAAACATAACATAGTAGATAGATATATTATTGATGAGATTGACGTTTATGTTAATGAATCAAGAGATATTCAAACTGGTTTTAGTAGCGACGTATCTCAGTTAGATGATTATAAAAAATCTACATCACACAACTTAGAGTCATTTAATGACAAGGAACTAGGGTTTAGATTTATATTCGAAAAGAGGGTTGGCTATAAATATGACTTCAAGTTAAATATTAAAATAAAAGCGTAAGATGGATATTAAAGAATTCTACATTACAGATTTAAACGCAGGATCCAGCGAGTTTTGGTCAGAGGATAAGATTAATAAATTAAATGAAAACTTTAATCGCTTAAAGAATGGTTTAATTCAGGGACCTGACGGAGATGTAGGTCCAATCGGCAATGTAGGAGCTGTTGGAGCTGTTGGAGCTGCTGGAGCTGCTGGACCTACTGGACCTGTTGGTGTCGATGGAGCTGGTGGTTTAAATATATGGGAACGTACTGTGAATACTTTAAAAACAAACGTTAAGCCGCGTCTTAATACCTCTTGTGTTATTTTGGGATTTGATTCTAATAATACTACGATTACGCAACCAACTGGAACTGATGCTACATTTGTCGACGCTGGGAAATCAAGCCTAAGAATTCACGCAGTCGACAAGCATGGAACATCAACACAACGAAACCATATAGAGTTAAACTCAAATAGCACAGACGCTGCAGCAGAAAGCAGTTATATAAATCTTGACGTTGGCTCGACATATACAACTACGAAGATTTCTTCGAAAAAAATTAGTATATCAGCAAGCAATATCACTATAGGTGATACATATCCAATCCTAGCATTAACGGATGTGGAACATGTTATAAATGCAGGAGCAGGAACGCTAGCTTTTGGTGATATCAATTCTGCAGGATCTGGTGACGTTGAAATTACTGGTGATGTAACACTTAATCACTTGTCTACTATATATCTGACATCAACTCTACAAACTGCTTGGGATGTTTCTTCAGATACCACTGTTAAGGTATACAATGCCGGCGGTAATCCCACATGGCCAGTCGCCGGAACTATAACAGTAACGGGTGGAGGAGTATCAGTCAGCACAGCATACACTGGAGCAACTGACCAGTCCGGCCAAATTATTACGTTGACCGTGGTAGCAGACAATAACTCAACCGAAGTCTTCCCTGTTGGTGATACTGTTAGCGTATCTCCCGGAGGTGAAACAGGATTTGCACTTTCTGCGACTTCAACTTATGGTGCGGGGGCAGCTACTGATGTCGAGTTTGTTAATGTAGCTGGCTCTTTTGTTGGATTTCCATACGGGTCTATTATATCTATAAGTGCTAAAGAATACTTTGAAAACTTCTTAAACGATTATACATCTACTCTCGTAGATACAGGTCCCAATGAAAGCGGTGGACAGGGGTATGAATCTGAACATGGTAAGGGTTTTGGAAACTATGAAGGTTGGTATTTATGTAATGGAATGCAATGGCAAACGGTACATCCAAGCCCTTCTTTTTCTCAAGAGATACCAAAATTAAACAATACAATATATGATATAAACGGGTTTAACATACCATCCTCATCAAATCCTTCAAGAACATATTCAGTAACTGGAAGCACACTAGACATCGTGCGAGCTCCGAATACAATGGACATAACGATGACGGCTACAAGCGAAGAGGTGTTGTTGGTGGCTGGGATTGATGCGACTTCTCAAGGTCTATCATATCATGACGATGGATGGCATTTGAACAACAAGATTTTTGTGGTTTGGTTAGGCAGAGGCGATTTATTTTGGTATAGCCAACCGGACTCGTACACCAGTATTGCGGGAGGGATTTGATTAAACACATATAAAATTAAAAATATATAAATAAATAAAGGAATTGAAATGAACTTAAAGACCATAACATATGATTCGACCGATGTTGCTGCTACGTTAGATTTAATTAACTATAATTTTGATCAGCTTTTAGCTAATGGATATGGACCACAAGGAACTGCCGGAGCACAAGGCACTACAGGTGCTCAAGGCACTACAGGTGCTCAAGGCCCTCAAGGCGACACCGGTGCTCAAGGTGCTGCAGGCGGTAGCTCAACTGCAGTTGGTGTTGAGTGGTTAAACGATACTACTACTGTAAGTGGAACTAATATTATAGTGCCAAAACCTACGACAGGGGTTAGTACACTTACTTCCGTAACTATAGGCGATGGCTCTCCATCAGCAGCCAACGAGGCATCACAGCTCCTTGTTGGTAGAAACATGATAGACTTTGATTCAAATATCAGACTTACTGTTCCTGGCTCTGTGAACTATCTTGATTTCACTCAAGATATTAATGAGTTAAAAATGTCGTTTAACTCGGGAGCAACAGATACTGTCTTTAAAATAAATGCCGACGAGATAAAATTTAGCGATTCGTCAGATGGCGATCAATTTGCTCTGTTTAGCAGTGCCTCAACTATTTTTAATAAAGACGTTAAAATAGATGCTGATGTGCAGTTTAACGATACTCTAAAACTAGGTATAAACACATCTGCAACTGCTGGTTATGTATTAACAGCGGCAGATGATACTGGTTTGCTACAATGGCTTGCTCCTTCAACCCTAGGTACTAACGTTCCGATCGGTACTGTAGTTCCAATATTGAGCTCACTTTATAACTCCACGAATTTTCATACAGCCAGTACTACAGTTAGTGCTACTGATCACACTACCATCGTGGGTTCGGGTAAAACAGGCACAGCATACGATGGCTGGTATTTATGTCATGGATATACTTGGTTTAATTTGGCAAGCGGAGTAGCATATGATGCTCCGGATCTTTCAGGCAAGACGTTTACTATTGGCACAACAGTAGAACAAACAAAAGAAGACACAATACTTAGTGGCGCTAGGATAGGAGTCGTAGTTACTTCAAGTGCTATTGATACAACGTTAAATACTGACACAGTGACAAGGCGCCTAGGTAATGGCACGGCGGTAAGCAACCAAGACCACGTTCCGTTTAATTTGGTTAAAGTACCACATATAATATATCTTGGTATTACTGATGATTTCTCTTGGCAATTTACAGATGTAACTGATACTTCTCTTTACAACACAATATCGCTTTGGAAATGGACTTATGACTCTTCACCTTCATGTAGCAACAATGAATGGGAAAACACAGCATTCTCAAGCGCCGTTACCGCATATATAAAGAAAAACTCATCTTGTGGTGCTAGTTATTGTGGTGCAATGATAGGTAACCACTCAACTGCTACAGGTGGAGGTTTATTATATAAAGCTCCTGGTGTTTTACTTGACGATGGGCGGTATAGGATTGATGAATCTGGTAATGCTAATAACCAAAAGTTAATGTTCGATTACACCAAATCCACTAGGACAATATCGAACACGTCAATATGTTCATAAAAATTAAATTAATATAAATGGCTCAATCATCAAAATATGCAAGGATAGACGAAGACGTCTTAATAGAATTTATCTATCATGACCAAAGCTCTCTTGACGATGCTAAAATAGAAAACGACGACAATGGAAGTGAACTTAGGTATATCCTAGCAGGTGCAGCTTCCGATTCTCAGAAGTTTTTAGTACATGAGATTGGGGCTAATGTTGTAAATTTCACCGTAAAAACAGAAAGTACATATAATACTGTAATTGTAAATGGGTTTTCTAGTAGAACGCTGCAATTAAGTAAAGATAAAACATATAGGTTTAATTTATCAGATAGTTCAGTAACCAATGCGGGTTTTGCAATATCCGGTTCAGGAGGAACTCTATCCGGTGATATTTACACATATATTCCATCAGCAAACGGTACGTTTGCATATACATACTCTAATTCAGGCACAGTATTTACTGGAGGATCTGTTCAAGTAGCAGACACCGCAAACCCGCTATATGCAGAATCACCAAAGAATACTGGTAATAGTATAGAGTCTGGGCCTACCGAAGGTGGAAGATTTATTGCGGTCCCCTCTACATTAGTTAATAAGTTTGCTCTTATTAATAATAGCGCAGACTACTTAAATTCAGCAGAATGGCTAGGAACTAACAAAACCACATTCTTGACTGATGTTTCAGATGTTTCTAATATTTACTATGATACGATAAGACTACACCTAAGAACAGGATATTCGTTTAACGGCAGAAATAAAGAGGGTTTTTTAATACAGGTTGGAGCAAAAAGAGCAGATGGAGTTAGTAATATATTTAGTTCTGTAGTTTACAAAAACTCATCCAACTTTGAAATTCAAAACCCAGCACCATTTATAATGGGTGATGCTATGTTCTCTAAATATGTAGAAATTAAAGTTCCTGCTTTAGTTCACATGGACGGTGGAGTAAACATGGACTTCCAAAATAGTTTCTTTGGAGCTACAAATACTACAACCACATTAAATACAACATCAAATTATAATATAAGTTTCAAACTAATTGACAGCATTGTAACCGAGACCATTGATGACGGTAGCAGTGGAACGATACAACAGGAGTATATAAACGTCTCTGATACTACAGACATGGTTATATCCCGAGAGGACGAATACGCAGATTTAACGGTTAATGTTGCTGAGTCTACCAATGGAGATTATTTTGAAATAAGTGGGCGCAAGGATAGTTTAATATCTAACTTCGAGGGTTACATTTTAAATAGAATTCAAAATTCCTCTGACGATATCTCAGTTTTATACGAAGTTGAGGTAAGCGAACAAATAAGTGCTAGCTTTTTAAACACATATAAGACGACATTCGTTCACACACAAGACTTTGACCAACCTATATTATTTAGACCGGTTATAATTAACTCTGGTATTGCCATTTCATTTTTATTAAGGGTAACCATGAGAATCTATAACGCGACAGACAATACTCAAATTGTAAAAGTAAATACGTTGACATATAATAGACCTAAGAAATACGGTAAACAATTAGAGAAAATTCAAATTAACGGAGGAGCTAACTTGATTTACAATAAATTACCAAACACCTCTGTTAATAGAGAGTTAAACGGATTTATTAACTCAATTAGACCTGATGTTGGAGAAACTAAATATGTAAAGGTAGCATTAGATAAATACAATGTAGTAGCTGCTCAAAATGAATTAATAGGTAACAGCGCCGATGGAGTTTCACTTGGAGATGCTAATTTTAAAGCAGAAGGTGAATGTGAATTAAGAATATCTGGTGCCTCAAATACCCTTGTTAGATTTACATTAGCTAATTTAATAGAGGGAGATTATAGAGCCATTGATTTGGTTGGAGCAGAAAATATAAAGCTAATCCTAGACAATGGAACTACTCAATATTCAGATTCTCATGATCCTACATTCCCAGGAATAGATCTTTCTAATGGCGAGGTTATGTTTAAGATAGGAACCTCATTTGCTGGAACATTTGCAGGTATCGGTTCTACTGGTACATTTTACATAGTTCTCGAATACGGTGATGGAAATACCAGTAGACTATATGATGGTAAAATAAAAGTCGTATAATGATATTAAATAGCAGAAATAATTTATTCAACTTTAAGTTTAACAGAAACTTTATTCCAACAGAGGTTGCTGAAAAATATAGACCATATTTGAATAGAATGCCAGGTAATTTAATATCTGAGCCTATAGATTTTATAAACTATAGTATTCAGGGTGTTGCTATACCAGGTCTCTCATTTGATCCGGTAGAACAGTCACCAAATGATGGAACTATCGTATATCATAGAGGTTCGATTCCAATACAAAATACTATTGCAGATAGACAAGTTAAAGTTGAACTACAACTATTAGATGGGTATGTTAACTATTGGATTCTACAAGATACTTTACTTTACTATTATTCTAAAAGTGTGAAGAAGCCATTTATAGAAGATTTAAAACTACAGATAATGGATGCTGAAGGAATTCACGTAATGAGTTGTATGTTTGAAAAACCAATACTTAATGAAATTTCAGAACTAGAACTGAATATGAGTTCTAATGTTGCGGAGTTTTCTACATTTACTTTGAATTTCTACTACAACAAATTTAATATTAAGTTAGAAATAGATTAAGATATATATAGTATGAAAACATTTGAACAATATATCGTAGAAGGTGAATTAACTAAAGAGGAAATGGTAATGCTGACTGAATCTCTACAAACGGAGTGGACGATGGCTCTTGAAGAAAAGGTGGATAAAGCGCTCGAAGATTTTACTAAACAGTATATGAATGAGGATGGTACTTATAATATAGAAGATTTCGATAATGCAGTTACGAACGAAGGATTCTTTGGTTCTATCTTTGGAGGTCTTGCTGGTTTTGCACTTGGTAAAACAGTAGGTAAGATGATAGCGAAAGTACTTGGAATTGCTCCAAAGGGAGTCATGTACGATATGTTAACTTCAAGATTAGTGGGAGCTGCATTAGGTGTTGCATTAGGAAAGAAAGTATAAATAAAATATAAAATAATGAAATTAACAAACGAAAAACTAAGAGATATTATCAGAGAGGAACTTGACCGTTTCAATGGTAAGTCAGTAAATGAGGGTTTCTCTACTTGGGAAATTGAATTTGGAAAAGGCAAAGTATCTGGTGTAGATTATGCTAAGGCTGGAAAGGTATCTGTTGATGCTAGAACATCGTCTGAGGCAATTAAAAAAGCGGTAAAGATTGTACAAGCAAAGGCAGGGTTTAAAGGCTCTGATAATGACTGGATGGCTGTCGATATTGAAACATTAATTAAGAAATAAAATGACCGAGCAAGAACTAAGAGACCTTATTAGATCTAGTATCGATGGGGTTAACGAAAGAAAGAAAATTAAAGTAAACGAAAAGATTGAGGTATTAAACATCAATGAGGGTCAATTCTCATGGATGACTCAAGATACTGGTGAACAGATAGGTTCTGAGAGACAAAATACTATAACAGTTTACATGCATAATGATGAAGGAGAGAGTTGGAAAGAGACTAATTATGAGGGCTATGGAGAATTTGGTGGAATGGATTACTATTCTTTACTTGCAAGAATGAACGGATACTCATCTGAGGATAGAGGAGACGGTATTGATTTAGCATTCGGTAAAAAGAAACCTAAGAATAGTAGAAAAGTTTTATTTCCTGCATTAACGCGTTCTGCTAAGTTAAGTCCAAGACACGATTTCACAAAAGAACCAGAATCTGATCCTAATCAGTCATGGTATGATGAAGGAGAGAATTGGTAATAACCCTTTAAAATAAACATTTATGAATTTTGTCGCAATAGACTTTTCATTAAATTCTCCAGGAATCTGTACATATAACGACGAAACTAAAAGGTTTCATTTTATTAGTTATATTAAAGAGGGTTCTGGAACTAAGAAAGAACAAAAACTACAAGAAGAAATCGGATTGTTAGACGACGTAACGTTAGTCAAGCAGCCCGATTTTTCTGTGTCTAAAGAATATTCTAGTAAAGAACTTCTTAAGATTATGAGGTATGATATCATGTCTAACCAAATTATTAGTCTTATCTTAAATGAATGTACTGATGGTTCCGGTTTTACCATTGCATTTGAAGGCTCGTCTTACGGATCTAAAATGGGAACTAATAACCTTATTGATATGGCGGCTGGAGCAGCAATCTTGAAAATGAAGATGCTGGCAATTCTCAAACCTACTGATATATTAACGATAGCGCCAACCACGATAAAGAAGTTTGCTGGAAAGGGTAATTGGAATAAGAGGAAAGTTTGGGACTCATTTGAACAAAACATGAATGGCAATGAGAGCATTGAGACCTCAGACTTCTTTAAGTTCTGTAAAGGCTTGGTAGAACCTGAAAGTAATAAAGTTCCAACCCCATTCGATGATCTTGTGGATGCTTTCTTTTTATGTGATTTGATTTCTAAAGAAATAACTGAAAAGAGCTAGAATACCCCGGACTCTGTATTTTACCCAGACCTTCAAAACTTAAAGGTTATATAAGCTCTGTGAGTTTTTGTTTCACATCTATGGAAAATAATTAAAAATAGTTTTAAGGGTAAACAAAAAAGGCAGCCTCCATATAATACTATGCAATATGATAAAATATACTGTATAAATCTAGACAAGCGAACCGATAAGTGGGAAGAGTTCCAGCGAGATGTGCTTGAAGGTCTAGAGTTAGATAAAGGTAAATTTGAAAGAATTTCTGCAATAGACGGTAGCGGGATAAAAAAGCGGCCAGGCGGAGCAATAGGATGTGCAGCGTCTCATCTCAAGATATGGAAGGATATGATAGATAGCGGATACAACAGTGTTCTTATATTCGAGGATGATTTTATGCCTGTTGTCACAAAGGAAGAGTTTCATACAACATTAGATAAACTGTATAAAAAGCATCCATCATTTAATGCGTGCTGTCTTGCATGGAACACAACAAACAAGACCGTTTTTCTACAGAGAGATGATACATTTACAACAGCAAATGATATACTAACAACGTCATGCTATATTATAACCAAAGATCTTGCAAAGTTAATGTATAATCACATATCTATTGGTATAATAAATATGATGCATGGCGAAAATAAATGCCTTAATGCAATTGATGTATTGTGGCACAAATTCCAAAATGCAGATTGGTTAATATCATCTAATCGGCTAGGGATTCAAAGACCAGGCTATAGTGACGTTTGTAACTCATATCAGGACTATGGAGGAGTATGATGGATAATATAAAGATATCGTTTATATGCGACTGGGGCATGTCTTCAGAGTATTTTTACGAAAGAGCCCGTAGACTAACCCCAGGAAATTCCAATAGATGGAAAAACTTAGTAGCAACAAAGGATATTAAAGAAGCTGATTTTATAGTTGCACTTGGTAATTTTCCATACTCACATACAGACGGCGAGTATATTAAGACGCATGCGGAGAAACTAATTCACGTACGTACCGAAGCTACTGCAGTTTGCGGTAATTGGCACGGATTTAACGACAAATCATACACCTTTGATTTTCTTAAAGGGCATCGGTGTAACACAGTAGACATGGGATGGGTTTTTGGTGATTACGATTCATACGTATCTTCAGAGTATCCAAATAAGCCAAAAGACACTAGTATAATTGCATCAACAATATGGGATCATAGAACTGATTATATTAAAGCGATACAGGAATTTACAGGCAATTCAATAGACTTGTATGGCCGTGGGTGGGAGTCACAGAGCGACTCTTTGATTCATAACTATAAGGGAGAATTGCCTAAAAAAGATGATAAACCGATGGGACTTACAGATTATAAGTTCTCTGTCGCGATCGAAAATTCTGCTGAAAAAAACTACGTAACTGAAAAATTGTATAATTGCTTCATGGAATGGACAATACCATTATATTGGGGTTGTCCTAATATTAGCGACTTCTACCCAGAAGATTCATACCGCCTTTTAGATTTGAACGATCCTTCCCAGATATTGGACGTGATAAAAGAACCTGTAAGTGATAGAGAGAAGGAGGCTCTGCGAGAAGCCAGACACTTAGTGCTTAATAAGCATAATATATGGGAAATAGTCTGGGACATAATAAACAATAAAATAAAAACAGATATATAATAAGTATTCAGAGTTTAAACATTTTTGAAACTCTCTATATAATAACCAAGTTAACGACTAAACAATTTAACAAACTAAACAATTTAAAGACATGGCAGATTTTGACATTTTTAACCTGAATATCGCAGACGTCGATACTCATGAAACAAAAAGTAAAGCCTCATCAAATGAGATTTACAAACCTTCAGCAGATGAAGGAAAAGACGGAGTTTATAAAGCACTAATACGTTTTGTACCTAACCCGTCAAACCCAAGAAACTCTCTTATTAAGAAGTACGTTCATTGGCTAACTACTCCAGATGGAGACGGTAAAATCGTAGATTCGCCCTCAACTGTTGGAGAAAAGTGCCCAATCGCAGAAGCATTCTTCAAATTACGTAAGTCTGATTCAGCAGTAGACAGAAAGATGAGTGATAAATTAAAGCGTAGAGAACAATACTACTCTTTAGTTAAGATTATTAAGGACCCTCAAAGCCCTGAGTCTGAAGGTACTTATAAGATTTTCAGATTTGGCTTTAAAATCAAAGAGAAAATTGAGGAAGAAACTAAACCTGCTTTCGGTGAACCAACTCAAATCTTTGATTTATTCAATGGTAAGAACTTTGAGTTAATCATTACAAGACAAGGTGAGTTCAATAACTATGATAAGTCTAAATTCTCGTCTTCTACATCAGCAATTACAATGGACGGAGCTCCTGCTGAAAGAAGCGACGAAACAATGACCGCTATTAAAACAGAGCTTGAAGCAGCTCCTTCACTTGAACCATACGAGTACAAGGCATGGAACTCAGAAACTCTTGACTTTGTAAACACAGTGTTAAGACAATATTTAAGTCCAGGCGCTTCTATTGATACTGTAGTAAATACAACCCCAACTAAAGAAAAGGTTGCAGAAACTAAAACTACTACAGAATCAGTTGCACCTAAAACAGATGCTACGAAAGTAGAGAGTGGTGATGACTTAGATTCATTCTTAGACGATTTAAACATATAAGCTAATTTAACCGTCGTTAACTTATTAGCTTGAAGAATTAAGGACGCTGGGAAACTAGCGTCCTTTTTACCTTTAAAGAAAATGGAAGAAATAAAAAACATATCTGAAGAACTTAAGGTTAAGGTGAGAGCTATGATGAAAAACGTAGTTGTCAAGGAACATACTGACCCAAATAAACGAATGGTAAAAGAAATGCCAGGTCGTTTAACGGTTGCGTGTCCTTATTGTGGAGATTCTCATAATGATGTTCATAAGAAAAGAGGCAATTTATATTGGACTACTCTACAATACCATTGTTTCAATTGTGGAATACACACCGACGTTTATGGTTTATTAAAAGACCATGGAGTAGGCTTCAAAGATAAGATGGATTCAATAAGTGTTATCGAATATATTAAAACCCATAAGTTAAAAGTCAATGAGGTAAAAACCATGCAGTATGGTATATTTCAAAAGATATTAGAGCTTGCGCCAACTAGAGAAGAATTAAAGAAACATATGAAGTTTGTTGAAATAGAACCTGGAGATTATCCATGGTTTTATTTAAGAGATAGACTTCTTCAAAATAAAACAGATAGGTTTTTATATTCACCAAGCGATAAGAGGCTAGCAGTCTTAAACTTAGGGCCAGGCAACAAGGTTATAGGGTATCAGACAAGATCACTGGTTAAAAGAAAGAATTCTAGATACTTAACCTATGATATTGAGAGGATATATGAAGAGATGGATCGAGAATTAACAGCAGAGCCTGAAGAAATTGCAGGCATGAAGAAGCTCTCTACTCTTTTTGGTATCATGATGGTAAATTTCCAAGAAGACGTAACAATATTTGAAGGTCCTATCGATGCAATGTTTATGCAAAATACATTAGGTCTTGCTTCAGTTGGTCGATCTACTGAAGAGCTTGATGAAATACCGACAGTTAGATATATGTTTGATAACGACGGTCCTGGTAAAAAGAAGATGTTAGAGAAGCTTAAGAATGGTAAGCGAGTTTTTATGTGGTCTAAATTCATTGACGAAAATAATATGAATATATATAAAAACAAAATAAAAGACCTCAACGATTTAGTGATGGTGTCTTGGGAAAGTAAATCAAAATGCTTGAACAATGTGGGTGGTTATTTTACTGACTCACGATTAGACGCCTATTACTTATGATAGAGGATATAATTGAAATGATTGATTTAGAATTCGAAGAGTTTGACAATGAACGCCGAAACGAAAAGAATCTTAAAGCATTTCTTGGGTTTAAAGCATCTACGCCTAATCATAGGTCTGTAGATATTCCAATAAAACCTAAGTTTGCAAAGAAACTAATAGCCGGTAAATACATCAAACCCAGTAGAAGCAGTAACGAACTTTTTTAAAATGACTAAAAAAACAGATAAAGTTCTTCAGCTTGATGAGTATTTAAGTACTAAGCGAGTTGAATGGACTGATAAAATTAAAGACCTAACCGTTGGTCTAAAAAGAGGTGAGAAACTTGAGGAGGTTAGTGCATATACCCTAAGCTATAGACAAATACTTATAGAAAATCTTGCTACTCTTTCGTCTAAAATAAGAAGTCAAAAGGCTACTATTGATAAGAACTACAAACTAAAGTGGATTGAATATTTCAACTATGATTATAAATTGAGCGATAAGCAAAAGGAAAAGTTTATAGAAGCTGATCTATCAGATGATATGCATATTTATGATTTATTAACTTCACAAAAATCTTTCATAGAAGGCTCTATCAAAACTCTGGATAATATGGGCTTTGCAATTAAGAATCGCCTTGATATTTCCCGCTTATAAATATAAATATTAAGATTGGTTTTAACACTAACAGATGATAATCAGTTTCTCAGAATAGATGAAGTAACTGAATTAGAACTAGAACAATTAAACATTTCACTCACAAAAAGAATTGAGAGTTGGAGGTTTAATCCTTTGGTTAAGAAAGGGGTATGGGACGGATATGTATCTTATATTAAAGATGATAAGTGGATTCCAGCAGGGTTGTGGAGATATGTTAGTGGGGTTTGTAAAGATTATAAGTACGAGCTTCAAATTAACGGAATAAGACGCCTAATTGACGCAAATATTAAACCAGATGAATTTACCGAGTGGGCTTTAGAATTCTTTAAAGGCAGCGAGTTTACTCCAAGGGATTATCAAATAGATACTGCATATAATATATTAAGATTTAAAAGAAGTCTTTCAGAACTTGCAACTTCAGCAGGTAAAACACTTATAAGTTTTTTGACAGTAGGCTATCTGCTTGAACATAAGGTTGTAGATAAAATATTGTTTATTGTACCTAATGTTTCGTTAGTTTTACAAGCAACTGAAGATTTCCAAGACTATAATTATATGAATAGAATCGACTTGAATATTCAACAGATTTATGCTGGTAAAAAGATTAAAGAAAATAAAAATGTAATCATAGGTACTTATCAGTCATTGGTTAAAAAGCCAAAGGCATATTTTGATCAGTTTGGTGCTGTTATAGTAGATGAGACTCATAAAGCAAAAAGCGTTTCGATTAAAACAATTTTAGCTAAATGTAAAAATGCAGAATATAGGTTTGGTCTTTCTGGTACATTGCCAAAAGATGGAACTCTAGATAAGTTAACATTGATGAGCCAAACAGGTCCAGTAATTGCAGAAGTTAAAGCTGCTTTTTTACAAGACGAGGGTTATATTGCAAAGTGTAACGTTAAGGTAATTGAAATGAGCTATGCAACTGATGTTGAGAGAAACGCGTTTCATGAGCTTTCAAAAAGCAGATATGATAGTAAGGATGTTTTTGGACTGGAACAAAACTTCGTAATGCAAAACCCATCTAGATTAGATTTCATATGTAATGTTATTGGTAAAATACCAAAGAACAGTCTAGTGTTATTTCATAGGATCGAACATGGCAAAAGGATATATGAAAAGCTTAGAAATGAAACAAACAAGCGAGTTTTCTATGTAGATGGTGGAACTGATAAACATATTAGAGAGGAGTATAAAAAGAAAATGGAGGCTGGAGAAGAGGTAGTAATTGTAGCAAGTTTTGGAACATTTAGTACTGGTATATCAATTAAAAAAATTCACAATATATTCTTTACAGAATCGTTTAAGTCTGAAGTAATTATTAGACAATCGATAGGAAGAGGTTTAAGACAACATGAATCAAAGGATGCTGTTTTAATAGTAGATTTCGTAGATGATATTAGAACTGTAGAATGGGATAATTATCTTTACAAACACGGTAAGGTAAGACAAAAAATATACAACCAAGAGAAGTTTAAGTTTACTATAAAGAAAGTTTCCTTTGAGTAAATATTTCGAATATATAGTATAGCAACTAAAAATAAAAAACACAATGGAAAAGATTAGTAATTTTAAGACGTTTTCAAAAATATCAGCAGAGAACACTGCCGTAAAAATTGGCGAAGAGAATGAAGTTAAGAGAGGTGAAATTGCCGAAAGGGTAAAATCAGTTCTTTCTGATATGGATATTTCTTCACTAGATGATTTAACTGAAGACCAAAAAGATGAGTTTATAAACAACTTATTTGCATCTGAAACAATTCAAGATGACGATGACGATGATGACGACGATGATGGAGATGACGACGATGATGGAGATGACGATGACGACGATGATGGAGATGACGACGATGACGATGACGATGAAATTTCCGAAGCAGAAGTAACCTCTGACGATGACTTTAGAGATTTTGCAGAAGCTACTTTGAAAAAAGCGTTTGGTGACGACTATGACGAGGAGAAAGCTAAGAAAACTATTGATGGAATTATTCAAAAGAACGACGGAGATTATGGCGCCATGGTAGGCACGCTCCAGTCTTCAATTGGTAAGTGATAAACAAATAAAACGCTAACATGGCTATAAATAGAACAGACAAAAGGGCGGCAGACAAAAAGGCAGCAAAGCAACTTGCCGCTGCTGAGTTAAGGACGTATGCTGGTATAACAAATAGGGTTATTGTTAGTGCTAACATGACTAGGGTTGCTTTTGAAAAACTAGCAGCCGAGCAACGAGTATATTTAGTTCATAAATATCTTGGAGAATCAATTGCTAATTTATATGAGAGTGAAATCCCAAATCAAGCTGTTGTTTTAAACGCTGTAGTAAGTCAGGGAACTTTTTCAAGAACATTCTCAAATATTAATGAATCAACTAATATTTATGCTTCTTTCTCTAAGGTATTAAACAATAATTTATACGGTATATACAATTCAAGCACTAAATATTTCATACTATTAGAAATGTATAGATCTTTAATGAATTCAATTGGTTCGATAAACAAAGCAGATTCAGTACTATCAGATATTACAATACCTGAAACTTCTATTTCAGTTAAGGTTCCTTCTTTAGGTAGCTATAGTACTTCAATTACACCAAACCAAATACGATCTATTTTAGATTCTAGTGTATCATCAATCGTTGGTACTACAACAGTTACTGAAACGATACTAACTGAAGGTTTAGTATTATCTCTTTTAGATATAGGCAAGGAGTCAGAATCAACAAATATCATAGCTAATTTTACAACACCGCCAGCATATTCAAGCATTGGTGAAAACTTAACGAATACAGATACCTTTATTTTAGAAGAGGGCTGGGTTTTTGATGGTAAAAATTTAACAGCAGACTTATCAAGCAGCGCAACTGCGGTTTTACCATTATCTGGTAAAATAACAGCAACCTCGCAAAGAGTTTCGTTTAATGTTACTAACTATGTTTCTGGTAGTTTAAGCGTATTTTTACAAGGCAAGGTAATATTCAACGAGAGTTTATATAAGGGTAAAGTGTCTATTGATATTACACCAGGCACATCAACATATAGTGATTTGGTATTTCTAAGTACGGATCTAAAAGCTACTATAAGCAGTGTTGAAATAAGAAAGATTACATAATGAAATGGATTGGTGATGATATAAATGGTCATGTCGGACCAATAGGTCAAACGGGTGCTGCTGGTG